TAATATATAATGCCAGATATCGATATAGACTTTGCAAATAGAAAAAAAGCACTTGAAAAGTTCAAGCACGTTGCTGCTTCCATTGAAGAAAATGGTAATTTTAAAAAGCACAATACTGGCGTGTATTGTACTTCTATCCCGTACAACCCAATTACTGGTTCAAGTACTATTGATTATAAATTGGCAGAAAAAAGGGGATATTTTAAACTCGATTTCCTCAACGTAAGTGTGTACGAAGGCGTTATAAGTAAACAGCATCTAAATTCTTTGATGCAAATGGAGCCTTTATGGGACTTACTGGAACAGGACGAATTCACAGATATGCTATTTCATGTGAATGGGCACGGGGACATTTTGAGAAAAATGAAACCAAGATCGATCGAGCAATTGGCTGCGGTATTGGCGATGATTCGCCCTGCAAAACGCCACTTGATAGGGAAAGATTGGAACGACGTGAACAGCGAAGTTTGGCTGAAACCAGAAGGCGATGAATATTATTTTAAAAAGGCACATGCAATTGCGTATGCGCATGTGGTAGTTGTACAAATGAATTTAATCTGTGAAGGATTAAATTAACGTCCTTTTCTAACTAGCTGTACAGACTTACGTTTTACACGTTTAAGCGTTAAATTCATTAGGTTAACTACTGGCCCTAACACAATGCGAACATCCTTGCTGTTGAACGTTTTAACAGCATACGCAAATGGTGTTACTTGGTCTCTACAAAAAATATTGATAGGAAATTGACGATTACTTTCCCACCACCAAGTTTCTCCTACCTCTAAAAATGCCGTTTTTTCCTCGGGAGTACGTATGGCATTTAAATCATAGAAGCTGGTTACAAATTGGTCTTGGTTAATAATAATGCCTATATATTCTTCGCCGCCGTAGTTAATTACGCTTATAAACGGTAAATTTTGTTCTATGTTGTCTCTTAGTTTTGCCATAAATACATTAATAAAGGTTTGCCAGAATGCAAAAAATCTCAACATATTTATATCCAAACAGGATACAACTATTAGCCGATTTGGCGGGCTTCAATGTGGAGTATACAAACGTGTATCAAAGAACAGTAAAGATTTATCAGGGCGTTGATAATGTTCTAGAATTTGACATCAAGAACGCAGACGAGAAGCGAATAGAATTAGTTACGAGCCCAGTAATTACAGATATTGCATTAAACGTTATGGATGCAAGCGGTAATGCCCTACCAACTAGTCCATATACTGTAACACCTAGCACAACAATCACAGGCATTGCAACTGTCACAATTCCTAGCGCAGATTTAGAAGGGTTAACCTCTCAATTTTTAACGTATAGTGTAACTGCTACAAAAGATACAGCTACTATTCCTTTATACGGAGATAGTAGATTTGGATTAAATGGAACAATTGAGTTAATCACCGATGCTATGCCAAAAGCTCGTCCTTCGAGAGTTATAAAAGACTTTGCAGCAGAAATCGATTTGCAAGGACGCCCAATTTATCATAGCAGTAGCATTCCTGCAAAATTCTATGAAGCAGTAAAAACTGAAACTTTGTCATTTGATATTCACGTAACTGGATTTGTAGGTTCAATTTGGATTGACGCAGCAACCAGTGATACAATTAGTGTTGAATCATGGAGGGCTGCTGGACGCCCATTCGGAACTTGGATTTGGAGTGGAGACTTGTTTACTGGTACTATACCATTTGCAACAACAGTTCCAGTAGGCGACTACGCTTATTTTAGAGTATCATATCAAACACCTACCTTTAACGGAATGGGTGCTATTTTTGATGTTACACGCACTGGTGGTAATTACAATGTTACTATTAGTAAAGGTGGAACAGGTTACGGCGCTGGCGCAATTATTCGAGTTCCGGGAAGTTTATTAGGCGGCGTTGATGTTACAAACGACTTGTTCATAAACGTTACTGGATTAGAAGGTGGCGGCAATTCTAGCTATGTTGTAAGCTCAATTACAACTATAACCCATACAGGAACAGCCGCAGCCGGTACTGGAACTTATACAGTTTCGGGTACTAATTATGCCGGAATAGTTGACTCTGTAACAGTGAGTTAGTATAATGGGGTATGAGCCTCATTATCGAAACAATACAAGCATACTTACCTCCTAAGCGAAAGGTTACACTTAGCGGCTGGACAAGTTTCAATGCCCCTTGCTGTAGCGATAAAAAACAACGAGGCGGCCTTATTATTAATGCAGGCGAAGCTGTAAGTTATCATTGTTTTAATTGCGGCTTTAAAGCAAGTTGGCAACCGGGTAGGCACATTAGTCAAAAGATGAATAAACTAATGCGGTTGCTTAACATCCCAGACGATGTTATTAATCAATTACGCCTAGAAGCACTTCGATTAGATGAAAATAATAACACAGTAATCCGAAGCATCATTCCTAAATTTGAAGAACGCACTTTACCAGAAGGTGCAAAAAGTTTAGAGGCATGGGGCAATTGGATTGAATTACAGGGTCCGGAAAATACAGAGCAGAGTTTAATTGATGCATTTTGTTACTTACGCAATATCCGTGGTTTAGATCCGTATGCGGCAGAATACTACTGGACTAATAAAGTAGGATTCAAAAATAGAATTATTATACCGTTTACATATCAAGGTAAACTAGTTGGTTACACCGCAAGAGCAATTAAACCAGAAATTAGTCCTAAGTATCTAAGTGAACAACAGCCAGGATATGTGTTTAATTTAGATGCACAAACGTTTGATCGTGAATTCGTAATTGTTTGCGAAGGCCCATTTGATGCGATAAGTATTGACGGATGTGCATTGCTAGGTGCAGAAATTAAAGATAGTCAAAACTGGTTGTTAAAGCAACTAGGCAAAGAAATTATTCTAGTACCTGATAGAGACGAAGCAGGCAAAGCAACACTAGAAAAAGCGTTAGAATATGGATGGTCAATTAGTATGCCTGATTGGCCCAACAATGTTAAAGACGTTAACGATGCTGTACTAAAATTAGGTAGACTAGCAACGTTATGGTTAATAGTTAGTGCAAAAGAATCGAATAATCTTAAAATTCAATTGCGAGCTAAAAAATGGTTTAAGGATAACAATGAAGAAACTAATTGATTTTATTTTAACACCTTGGCACAAGTGGCAAGAGCATCGAGCTTATAAAAAGCGTATTGCAGAATTGCGTAAACGTGATCCATTTATCTACAAATGATTAGTTGGGGTATAAACGCTTTAAATCACGGCAGTAGCCTTGCTGTGTTTAAGAATGGCGAATACATAGACGGCTTTGTATCTCCTAATGATAATTTAGATCCTAATCAATTTAAATTAAATTTAGAATATCAAGGACCTCCGGATCGTATTTTCTGGTATGAACGTCCGTGGTTAAAGAAAGCTCGCCAACTGTATGCAGGGCAATACCGAACTGCATTTAGTTTAGACAATTTGCCTAGTACAAATTTAAAAAAGTGGGGCCTAGGATATGCACCTGTTACTTATACTTCTCATCATGGCAGTCATGCTGCCGCGGGATATTACACTAGCCCGTTTAACCATTGCGCAGTTGTTGTGCTTGATGCTATTGGTGAGTTCGAGTGTGCAACTATATGGAATTGCGTACACGGTGAAATGAAGAAGGTGTGGAGTAGAAGTTATCCACATAGCCTTGGATTATTTTACAGTGCATTTGCACAATTTGTTGGATTAACTCCTATTAGAGACGAATATCTATTAGAACAGATGGCTGCTCGAGGTAATCCAAGCGAGTTCCTACGTTATGTTAAAAGCTATTTTGAATTTGGAGATACACTAAATTGCAATACAAACTTCCATCGCGGAGTTTTGCATTGGGACTTAAATGAACTAACTACATTGCAAGAACAGTGTGATTTAGCAGCAGCAGTACAGTGGGTCTTTGAAGATCAAGTGTATGCAGTAATGAAAAAAGCAAAAGAACTAACAGGAGCAGACTGTTTAGTTTATATGGGTGGCTGCGCTATGAACGGTACTGCTAATAAAAAATGTGTCGAACCAATGTTTAAATATCGGTGGAGTTTACCAAACCCGGGAGACCCGAGTAGTGCAATGGGCGCGGTATTGTACCATACTAAAACACGAGTATGGAAGGACTGGGATACCGTCAAACACCTTGAGATTAAAGTTTAAAGAGCATAAAATAATAAGATGAAACAGAATACAGATTACGGTTACGAAATACAAAAATTATATTTAGAAATGATGTTAGCAGATGCTGGAACATTTGCTCGTTGCCAAAGTATCTTTGATCACACACTTTTTGATAGAAAGTTGCAGATGCCTGCAGAATTTATTAATGAGTATATTAAATCTCATAGTGTAATGCCTACTGAAGAAATTATCAATGCGGCGTGTGGCACAGAGTTTAAAATTAGTCATGATTTAAGAGAAGAACACTTTGACTGGTTAATGAATGACTTTGAAACATTTACTAGACATAAAGGACTAGAGAGGGCTATTTTAGAGTCAGCCGACTTGTTAGAAAAAGGTGACTATGGTCCTGTAGAAGAAATGATTAAAAAAGCAGTACAGGTCGGACTTACTAAAGACATGGGTACTGATTATTTTGAAGATCCACGTGCTCGTCTAATGAAGATTAAAGATAAGAACGGACAAATTAGTACTGGCTGGAAGAGCTTAGATGACAAATTATTTGGCGGCATGAACCGCGGTGAACTTAACATTTTTGCAGCAGCATCCGGTGGTGGTAAGTCTTTATTCTTAGCTAACTTAGGATGCAACTGGGCACTGCAAGGGCTTAACGTAATTTACTTAACATTCGAACTTTCAGAAGAACTTGTAGGTATGCGTGTTGACTCTATGATGACTGGGGTACCAAGTCGAGAAGTGTTTAAGCAAATCGATGATGTTGAAATGAAGGTTAAGATCCTAGGTAAAAAGTCAGGACATTTTCAGATTAAGTACATGCCAAGTGGTAAGACAGCAAACGATATTCGTGCATATTTAAAAGAATATGAAATTAAAATGGGTCACAAAGTAGATGTATTGCTAGTAGACTACTTAGACTTGTTAATGCCGATTAGTATTAAAATTAGTCCAGAAAATTTATTCATTAAAGACAAGTACGTATCAGAAGAACTGCGTAACTTGGCAATGGAAAAGCAATGTATTTTTGTAACAGCATCACAGTTAAATCGTAGCGCCGTTGAAGAAGTTGAATTTGATCACAGCCATATTTCAGGTGGTTTGAGTAAGATTCAAACGGCAGATAATGTGATTGGTATCTTTACTAGTCGTGCAATGCGTGAACGTGGTCGTTATCAAATTCAGTTGATGAAAACACGTAGTTCAAGTGGTGTAGGTATGAAGTTAGATTTAGAGTTTAACGTTGACTCACTGCGTATTACAGATTTAGCTGAAGAAGATAGTTACGGAAATTCTAGTTCCGCTAGTGCAGGTAGTGCGTTATTAGCTAGTATTAAAAATCGACAAACAGTAGATGGAGATACTGGAGAGATTAATCCAAACTCACTAGTGCCTGCTCCAAAAGTTAAAGCTAACATAGAAAGTAGTAAACTTAGACAGTTGATTAATAATTTGCCGGGTGACGAAGAGTTGTAATATTGTTGTAACATGGTTTTGTTACAATATCAATAAATACGCATATAACTACAAAGGAACTCACTATGGAACTGCACCACATCAAAGACATCAACGATCCTCTAGCACAGGTAATCAAAGATGATCCTGTGCGTCCACATATTCCTCTAGAACAGCGTGTAAACAATCTTGCTGAAATTTTATTATTGAAAGCAGGAGAGGAAATCTTAGCAGCCACTTGTATGCAATTTACTAAAGACATCCCAGAAGATGAGCAGGATCTTATTGATCTTGCTGAATCAAATGATATTGCAGTATTTTATACTATTTGGAGTTATAAGCCAGGCGCTGGACAGCAACTAATTAAGCAAGCAGCAGAATGGTTGTTGAGAGACTATAAGGACATTAAGTCAATAGTTACACTAAGTCCCCAGACAGAAATGGCTAAACGTTTCCATACTAAAAATGGAGCAAAAACACTTAGACAAAACGAAACAAGTGTAAACTATCAATACTACAGCAAAGAATAAAAAAGCACCCTAGGGTGCTTTTTTGTTAACCTGGTAATCTTGGTTGTTGTAGAGCAGCTTGTGGTTCTGCACTTTGCTCTTCAGGTGGAGCTTCGGCTGGACGTTTTTCATTAGTCCAATATTGTGATAAATTATCTTTAAGTTTTTGCAGTTCTTTTCTTGGATCGTACTGTAACTTTTGGATTCCTTCTTCTTCAGCTGGCTCGCCAATTTCTTGAGCGTTTGCTAACCATCCTTTTGATAAATCGTCCCATAGATACGGAAAACGCTCTTTGATAATTTTTGGATCTACCATGCGATCTAAATTATCGCGGAAGTTAGCAGATTGTGGACTAGTCGATGAGTCAAATTGATATTTTTCTTGATAAGTCTTACCGCCCAAACGTCCAGTAGTATCTGGCTGCGGATCAACTTTTGGTAGTAGTCCTAATAAAGGGGCTCTGCTACTGTAAGTTTTAAAATTATGATCACTGCTACTGTTAGCAGTACAGAATGTGGCACCTTTCCCGTATGCAATAGCAGCAGGACGATTCTGTAGGTAATAAATCTTGTATTCGGGTGTATCAGCAAGCAATACACTTCTAGCACTCTTTAACATAGCAGCCATCGCAGCAGTTTGACGTACATCTTGTAGTGCTTCTGCATAATGCTGTACCATGTAACGGTGTAGAGCTTTAACGCCTTTATATTTGCCAATTTCACTATGGCGTGGATCTAACATGTTACGATTCTTTAAAATAGTAAAATCACGCAATGCAGGACCCATTTCGCCTTCGATGTCTTCCCAGATGTCTGCTCCATTAGAATAGTTCTGAGCAATCCACATATGGTATTGTCCGTTACGTCCGTAAACAATACCCTCGTAACCTTGGCGTTCGATTTTATCTAATTGCTCAACAAACCACTTAGCAACATCTTCGTCGGGCATTTTATTGAACTTATTTTGCAATGCATAATTCATAGTAGGGCTTGGATCAGTACGCAATCCATTGGCAATACCTGCAACAAGATTCTTGTTTGCAAGTACATTAGAGCCGCCCTTACTAACGGCATTTTCGTCAAGTCTTACTGACTCAAAAAGTTCTCTTAAAAACATATTATTCTGAAATACTAAACAATTTTGCTCTTACAAAGTTTAGCAATTCACCTAATTCCTTTGCTTGGCCGTTTACAATGTTAACCTTAAATTCATTCTTACCTGCTTCATCCATGCCGCCTGTAATTTCACGGATACCTGAACTAATTAAAGAATTATATGAAGACAACGGACTATTCCATCCTTGCCACTGTGGGTTAGGACTATCTAATGCTGTAGACATTGCTTGAATTTTCTTACCAGCACGAGTTAGTTTTTCAACAGCATCATAATTACCACCTTGTGCTAAACGTTGAATACGTGGGCCAAGTTGTCCAATTGTTTGTTGTAATAGTTTTGATAGTACTGGTTTTATTTTTTCACCGACTTGTTCGTCTGATGGAATTGCTTGTTGTTGAATAGTTTGGCGAGTTTTAACCTTAGCACGTTCAACAGCACCGGTAGCACGATAAGCACGTACAACAGGACCAATACGATCACGTAGTACTTGGAATAAGTTAGGGGCACCACCTTCCATAGCACTTGATCCGCCAGTAGCATCCATACGTCCCATGCGATACTTAGCAATTTCACTTTCAGCGCCGTCACCTGTTGACCATACAACTACGTAAGGCAATGTTGTATCACGTTCTTTGCTACGTGATTGATCCCAACGCTTTTCTTCTGGCTTAACACCTGCTACACCATTTGTACCAACGATGATACAGAAGTTGTCCTTATTGCTCTTAATAGTAACGGCAATATTTTTAGTATCGGCAGGAATTTCTTCGTAGTTAGGATCAATGTTTTGATGCCCTGGACGATTACGTAAACCGCCTGATGCTAGTTTATGACGACTGTGTAGTGCATGAACTAATTGGTTTGCACCTGGAGTTTGTCCTAGTAACTTTGCTAATGTACTTTCATCTAAAATAGCTTCTTCTAATTGACTTTTAAAAATATCATCAACTAGTGCTGTTTCTTCTAAGTTATCTAGTTTGGTAGTTAAGTAGCGAATCTGTTCGCTAATGCTGCTAAATTTCATTTGAGTGCCCTCGTTTAATCTCTTTGGAATTAATGCGCCGAATTCGTCACGATCAGATTCTTCTTCGTCATTGTGTCCTAATTGTTTTTGTGATCCATGTTCTACCGCAGACTGCTCCGGGTATGCATAGATATACCAACCTGCGCCGTCATGTACTACATGAAAGCGAGTATTCTCTGTACGGAATTCACGTACTTGCGGCTTATAATTGCCCATGCCATAACCACTATAGTCAATATCTAACTCTGGTAATGATTCGGCATTTTTTTGTAACCACCCTAATACTGCTTTAACTTCACGCTCGCTATTAGCCATTGTGCTAATGGTAAGAATATCATGATGGGGTGTTGTAGTAAACATGCTGAATAGGTCTTGTCCCATTCCGCGAATTTGTCTATGTTGGAATCCTGGCAAGTTTTTAATACCGTGCCATTTAGGGTATACTTGTCCTGCCGCTTGAAGTGCTTGACTAATGTTTGCTACTTCATGGCGTGTTAGTGCCGGTAAGTTATCAGGACGAACATGATCTGGATCACCTTCGTTATTTTCTAATCCTGCTAGCCTACGTGCTTCCTCATCACTAATATCACCTGGACGATCAATACGATTTAAACGATTAAGCATATTACGCATATCGTCAGGTACGCTAGCACCTTGTACTGCACGACGAGTTTCATCGCCGCTAGCACGGTCTAATTCTGGCGCCCTACTGCGCTCAGGATCTGCTGGACGTCTTGGTTGATCATTAGGGCCAGCAGGTAAATGCTCAGGCCCTTGCTGAGGAATATCAAATTTTGGTGCTTGCGGACGATCTTGCGCAGGACGTTCCTGGCGAGAATCGCCTTCTGGTTTACGTTTACGCTGTGGCTCGTTGTCGTCATGAGTAGGCATGCATAATCCTTAGTGTATTAGTTATTTAGCAGTTTACGCTTAATCAATTTCCGCATTGAACTGCCCGCGTACAAACACGTTCCACGCTAGGCTAATACGTGGTTTAGACCCTGTATTCTTTTCAACCCAATGATCCGTTTCGCTAGGAAACATAAAACAATCACCTGTTTCTGGCTTTTCTAGCCACTGGTTTGCGTTCCATAGAGTTGTTTCTTTACGGTCTAAATTAACACGGGGTTTCTTATCGTTTAACCATACAATCTCACCACCTGAATCTGGATCAGCATCTAAGTAAATAACCCCTGATGCTAGGTTGTTTGGATGCCAATGTCTATGGTGACTTTGCCCTGGATTATTCCTGTTGAGCCACGAACTAGTCATCATTATTTCGTACTCTTCCGTTACTGCCAACACGCCATAAACATAGTTGCAAGTAACTTCGAAACAAATCTTGTTTATTTCTGCAAACTCGGGCTTACGTAGTATCCACTGATCCTTGGATATTTCATTCTTTTGATTGTTAGTCCACTCAATGTTTGATAAGTCCGGCATTACAATGTTGTAATGATCCTTTAAAACTGGCGTACTGAACAGCGGTAGTATAGTTGAATTCATCTTAACCTTATAAATACTTTTTGTTATACTACTTATTAGACAGTGTTATACCTACCTGAATATCATGAATTTAAGTACATAGCACGTTGCAACTGGCCAAGACCTCAACCACAGATGGATTGGATAGATGCTGTGCTTACGTTAGAACACTGGCTAAAAGAATACGTAGGTCCGCACTATCAACGATGGGCGTGGACAACAGAACAAGCGCAAACAACATACGAAGCATGTGTTGCGTTTAAATGGGAAAAACATAAGACATTATTTTTATTAAGATGGTCAGAGTAAAACGATTTTTTAACGCATGGTATCGCCCTGAAGTGCATCTTGAAAGAGAGGACTGGATCTACATAGCCATCCTGTCAGTAGGAGCATTCTATGCTTTTGCTATCGGATTGATTATCGGATTCTTATGGTGTAAATTATTGTAAACGTTCGGCTACCACGGTTTCAAATGGAAGATTTGGATGGTGGTTATAAAAGTCAGTAATGACTTGATCGTTTAGCAACACAAGCACACCTGTACTAGCATTATAGTTGTAGTCTTTAGGCGTATAGTTCTTAATCCAAAACCAGGGTTGGTATTGGATCCATTGTCCTTCGTCTAATTGAATTTGTGCAATGTGGTTCATACTAATATTTATATCATAATTAGCTAAACTGTACCCAAGCTATGAATAAGTATTGGTATGATAGAACCTAGACATTTTAAAGGGCAAGTTGGCTATTGGCTAAGTCAATTACCCGCAGAGCAAATGGCTCCTGTATGGGACGAAATTAACGAACTTGAACCTACAGTACCACTTAATGAACCCCACGGTGTTAACCACAAGTTTGATCTCAAGCGTAGTAGGGATCATGTAGCAGATATTGTTGCACAACACATTGGGCAGTTTAACTATGAAAACAGTTGGCCCAATGACTTAAATGTGCTAGGTGAACCTAGACCCTTAAAGTTATACAACCTATGGGTTAACTTTATGAGCAAGTACCAATACGAACCGATACACGATCACGGTGGTGTAATGAGCTTTGTTATTTGGCTACGTGTTCCTTACACAATTGCAGAAGAAGCAGCGGCTCGCCCATATGTTCCGCCACAATATAATACGTCAGGTTGTTTTGGATTACACAGCATTAATAGTCTAGGACGAGTGCAACATAATGTGTTACCTGTAGATAAAACTTGGGAAAATGTAATCTGTTTGTTCCCAGCAAGAATGCAACACTCAGTATTCCCGTTTTACTCTAGTGATGAACTACGTGTAAGTATTGCGGGTAATTTTTATTTCGACGGCAGCAAAGAAGCAAAGCAAGGATAATACATGGATCGCAAAACAATACCTTTTCAAAATGTAGGCTATGCTCTGCACCGATTTAGTGATGAAGAATTACAGCCTATCTGGAATGAAATTAATGAAATCATTAATGACGATACTGGCATACACAAAATGAATGACGAGCTTGTAGGTAACCTATTGTACGAATACGAGCTAACAAAAACCTACGATCATATTCAGAATTTAATTACCCCTTGCATTTGGGAATACAACAATATCTTTAACTATCCTAACAACCTAGAAGTATTAAAAGAAGCTAAGATGTTAAAGCTAGATCGCCCATGGGTTAACATTATGCAGAAGCATGAGTACAATCCTATACATAATCATTCAGGTGTAATGAGTTTTGTTATCTGGATGAAAGTCCCGTATACAATGGAAGAAGAAAAAGCAGCTAAACCCTACGTGCCTAAACACAGTAACATTGCTGGACACTTTGCCCTTCACTATGTAGATACGCTAGGATACATTAAAACAGAAACTATCCCGGTTGACAGTAGCTATAATGGGGTTATGTGTTTGTTTCCTGCAAGTATGCATCACTCAGTGTTTCCATACTACAGTTCCGATGATTATCGAGTCACTGTAGCTGGAAATTTTATATTTGATCTAAGTACAGAGGATCAAGAAACACTAGGTAAGTATGATACTGCTGCTGCTTGGACTAACCCAAAATCACTTACTGATGTTGAGCCAGTTAAACGGGCACTTTGATTCTGAGTCTTCTTGAGCACGGCGCACTCGACGTATGCTCTTGTACTTGTTCATAAAGGTAATAGGGCGTGTTTTGTTGCAGAGTAAATCAAACTCACGCTCAGTTAACATTTCATTTTTAATCACTAGTTCACGCTCACTTAGCGGAACAATATGACACAGGGGCTGTCCATGTTTAATCATGCTGCTGCCTTTGCTAGTATCGATTAACATGTTTACATTGGTGCTGTAGTTGTAGTGGAAATCAATAGTGCCAAGCATGACTTCCCAACTTTGTTCTTCTAGTTGATCCCAGTAGACAGGCATCATAGTCCAGTAAACGTCCTTCTCACTGACAAAGCGCCAAGGGCTAGCAATCTTCATATTAATCTTATTAGGTTTAAATCCACAGCGCAGCTCAACTTCTTGATAGTCGTTAGTAGTGATTAAATCGCTAAACTGATTAGCAATGCCACCTTGTCCATTAGTACTGATAGCTAAATCAGTCCACATGGGAATAATCAAACCTTGCCCATAATGATCCTGTATGCCTACACAGTTTTTAATAGTCTGTGACAAATGGGTTGATTCCCAATTAACACTACTTTTAGCAGCAGCTTTCCACCATTCAGGAAAGAACTTGTTAGCCTTTTGGATTGGTGCATATTCGTAAACATGCGAAAATTTTTCACTGACATAGCAGTGTACGGTTAGTTTAGGTTTGCGGAAAAAGAATATCATGCAGTACTTATTATTAACAACCGTTTGTCTCGATTGTTTTGATTGTGTCTATAAATACGTGTATGAAGATTAGTGAACTGATTCAACCTGAACTTACGCAAAATCAAGGCTACCAAGAACTAGGCCGTTTTACTCACGAAGATTTGACTTTCTATGCTAGTACGCACGGAAAGGGTGATCTAGCAGTAACAGTAGATGATGCTAACGGTAATCAAATAGCCAATGCTCTGTTTGAAGTAAACGAAGACGGCGATACAGTAAGCAGCCAAGATACTTGGGTGCATCAACAGTTTCGTGGACGTGGTATAGCTACCTTAATGTACAATTGGGCACAGCGTTTGGGCAACACAGTGGTTAAATCAAAGACACTTAGCCGAGCAGGCAAGAAGTTCTGGAAGGCTAGAGAGCAGAAATGAAAGTACGTGAAATTATAACAGAACTAGACTTTATGGGCCACACCTGTACAAAGGACTGCTCAGGACATCGTGCAGGCTACGGATGGGCTCTAAGTCATGGTGGTGCTACAGCTCAAACTCCTAGCCCCAGCTTTAATAACGGAACAGAAATTGGCAACGGCAAGTTTAATCAACGTAAGCAAGGTGGCGGTAAGTTTCCACAGTATGTGAGTCAAACACCCAATGCTGTACGCAAGCGTATGGCTCGTGCGCAGGCCAAGCAGCAGCAACAAACTACTGTTGGACCAGTACAAGATACTACAATTAGCGAAGTAACAGCAGGGCAATACGTAGCCAGTAACACAGTGGCTAGACTAGCTGACAGTCCTGTACTACAGCGCATATTTGGGCAGTACGGACCCGGTATGATGCAGGCTGCTACAGATATAGCACAAGGCAAATACAGCTCTGCACTAGTTAATGCGTTCCAAGCAGTAGCACCAGACTTACCCTTACCTAAGTTTGCACAAAACGGACTAAGTGCTCTTAGCGATATACAGCTACTGAGCAACATAGTTCGAATGGGTCCAGCAGCAGTGGGAACATTCCTAATGCTGTATTCAAAGGGCGCAGGCGAGGGTGAAGATGCTGAAATAGCACGTATACACCAACAACAAGATCGAGCAATGAAACAACTGCGATGATGAAAGT